GTGGATCACACTGTAAGTAAACAGGAATTTCCGCTTGATCTGTTTGTACTGTAGAATCATTTTGCATAATTGCGCTCCGTTGTGATTGTGTGACACATACAGGAGTGGCCGCTTCTGTATGTGTGCTTGTTAAATTGAATTAATGAATTGGATGCTGAGTTTTTTTAGATCGCTCTGTTTCAGACTTATCTGACATCACCGCAGCTAAAATAAGGAGTTTCAACAATTCTGGAATTTCTGATTTAACTTCTTTTCGCTTTGGGAATTGTGGAAGTTGTAGCTGCTCATAAAATTCATTCGCATATGCCCATTGATGGATACGTTCTTCTTTAAGACTTCCTCTTTTTGAATGAAATTTCTCATGTTTTTTACAGTATTCGACGCCAGACATAATCTCTTTATCATCAAATACAACGATGATTTCTCGACCATGCTCAGGCAGTGTTTTAATGCTGTGAAAAATAGGATTCAATTTCGGATGTGCAGAAATTGCTTCAACTTGCACACGAAATGTTGCTGAATTTGACTCTTTTAAAATGGCATTTGCAAAGTTATAAACGCTATTTAAGAATGAACCTTCTTGTCCACCAATACCCACTGGATAGCCAATTATTTGCATTAGTTCATCTCTTTTGATTTCTTGCTCAATAAGACGATTTCCTAAGTAATGAGCAACGTCTGCAGAAACTGGCAAAGATGCCTTCATGCATGATGGTGTCCAAATATTAAGTTGATACATAGTATTTTCCTTTTAAGTTGGGATTAATCCCGTTGTGACGTTGGTTTTTCAAAAATCCAACAGCGCTTGGTTGTCCCTGCAATTTTGCTTTGCACGGGTTTATTTGCCTCAATAAATCGGTAATGCATGCTGTGGCGTAGTGCATTTTGTAATTCGGTTTGGTCTGGTAAGGCGTAACGATAATCGGCAGCTAGTTTGTACAAGCTTGCGAAATGAATGGCGATTTGATCAGATTTCGCTGAATGATTGATATTACTTAAAACATGCTCTGGTCTTTTAATAGAGTCTTCCATTTCCTCGATTGTGTTCCAGAAGTTTTGCACCAGGACTGAATCAGACTTAAGAACTTTGTCTCTGTTCTGAGCCATTGTTAAAAGTTCGGCATGGACTTGCTTCTGGATTTGTACAGGTACATCAACAATGTGTTGACACATCGAATCAAATAGGGCCATGAGTTGGGCATGGTTGTGTACTATTCGGGAACTTTGTATGTTGTGATGATCTTGATGCAAAAAATCATCATGCTTTTGCAAATTTAGGCTATATGACTCCAGTATTACTTTTTCTTTATTCAGACATTTCAAAATAAACTGACTAACATTCTGATGTTCATACTTGGACAGTCGACGGGATGCGAACAGACTTGCTTTAGTCAATTGATCCTTAAAAAACTTGGTTTGAACAATACGTCCCATCACGGCTTCAGTCGAAATAATTTCGGCATTTTGACTCATGATTAATGTGCCCATAAATGGTGGTTCATAAGTTTCGTTCCCACCATTTTTAACACCTTGTGCACCTAATGATCCCCCGTCATAAAGCGTTTTAAGCGAGTCCCAATCGAATTGCTTTACCCCTTTGTCTCCTTCACGATCTGACTCAATAAGTACAATTGGTAAATTTGAAACTTGTCTGAATGTACGCAATAAACCTGATTTAGAAGATTTGGCTGGATCTAAACCTTCATAATTGATACGACCAAAAAGCTTCCATAAAAATTGTAATAAAGTTGATTTACCTGTTCCTGGTTCACCGACAATTTCCACAAAAGGGAAAGATTTATGCATTTTTCGAATTTGCTGAGCATAAAGGCTGCCAAAAAATGTGGTTAAAGCGATAAGCCCCTTTACCCCATAAGCATCAATTAAGTCTGTGATCCATTGCTTTTGGTAATCTCCTTGATTTGAATTGATATCCAAACTAAATGGTGCACGGCTTTTTAAATTGATATTCTTTGGTAGTTCAAAATAGTCTTCATTGTTAATTTGAAATTGTTTACCTGATTGATAGGCTAGGTCACCTAGGACATAAGTTTTTAATTCAGCTTGATAACCAACATAGTTAATTAACTGCACACGTTTGATGTCTTCAATCCATTTTTCTAAGAGTCGATCAAGTTGGGTACCATTTCCCGTATAAACTACACCAGGTGCAACAGCGAGCAATCTCTTCTTAAATTCTGAGGCTGCTGCTAACTGCGAACCTGTGAATGTATTTTTTACAGCTTTGTTATTTCTAGGAAAATCAATATTAAAGTAATACCAAGCCTCGTCAGTTTCTTCACTGTACTGGTAATACAAAGCTGTTGGTTTACAACTCATAATTTTGGTGACATTTGCTGCAGCATGTAAGGCTTTATCACGACGGTCAGCTAAAGCTTTCTCCTTTTCTTCTTCTAACCAGTCTGAATTTTCTTTATCTTCGAAGTTAATATCCTTTAGATATTCATCGTATTTATCATTATCTAACTTGAACCAATAAACCTGATTATGAAAATCAAAAGGGAAAGTTTTTGTACCATTACGCTTGTAGATAAGTAACGCTTTATCCACAGGTTTTGGTGCAACTAGTAATGCACCATAGTATTTATAATTTTCTAAATCGGTAAATTTGAGACGATCCTGTTTATAAAGATCATTCCAATCTACTTTTTTACGTCCACTAGGAGGAAGAGCTGCTTCACATTCAAATCCGTCTGTTAAGCCTCTTTCCATATTATGGAAAATACCATCATGCCCTGCTTTGTCATTATCAAAAGCCCACACCAATTTCGGTAATGGCTTCCCTGCAGAGATACACTCTTGTTTAAGTTCATTCAAAAAAATAGACGGATAGTAACCAGATCCAGCAGATAAACAGCTAAAACTAGTTATGTCGGATAACCACAAAGCAATGGTGTCGAAAATACCCTCTGTGATCCAAATTTCTTTTGAATCTATGTAATTAGTATTGGGTGTTAACCATGAATGCCCTTTCGAATTCCATCCTTTTTTATATGTGGTTTTAGGTAAAACACCTTGATCATCTAAAATTCGTTGCCACCAACCTTCATTTCCTTTTTCATCTTTAATAGGAAAACGTAAAGTCGTTGAACCAACACCTAAATCGTAATCTTTGAAATATTCTTGTGAATAAAGGCCTTTCAACCGATCAATAGGCAACCCACGACCTTCGACCAAATAAGCATCTACTGTTTTGTTAGGATTTTCGGCCGTTGGTTTAAAACGTTTTTCCCATTTTTCAAAAAGGTCTGGATAAAGATCACGAATATAGGTCGGAATACCACATTTATTGTTACGTGGACAGTGGACAACCCAAGGGCTCTCCAAACTGGTCCACGCTTCCTTATGCGAACAATTGGGGCATTTGCCAAGGCGAAGTTTGTCACCGCGCTCTTTAAACTCATATTCAGCTTTTAAACGATCAACTACTAAAGTTTGAGTTTCTGGAAACATCATTTAATTTGACTGCCTTATTACAAATGCCGTTTACGTTTAACTTCATCTCCTGCCAAATTGAGCAATTTTTCTTGGATGCGCTCTCTGGCCAGAAATTCTATTGTTTCTTCAACTGAAGCAAGCCCCAGTTGCTTTTGCACTTCTTGCACGATTTTTAGTTCTTGCTCTGAAAGTGCTATTTCGTGTTTGAGCATTCTTTCAGCTCCTAGAAAGCTGCTTGTTTGCACCTTCACTTAAAAATTCGTACAAATTAAAATCATCTCCAGAATCATCTACTAAGGTATAGATGGCTTGCTTCATTGCCATTTGACGAATGAGCACACCAATTTCAATACCTAACAAATTTGAAGCTGCTGTGAGTAAGTCGGTTTCATCATTCGTTAAGTTGATGCTGAAGCGGTTATCACGAAGTTGTTTTTTAATACGACGATGTTTTAAGGACATAGTTTTAACCCTCTTGATTGATGTTTTTACCTAATAAATAGAACTTGGTAATAATGCTAGATTGGCTTTGCTGTGTTTGATTTGCCAATTCATTAATAGCGTCTGCTTCTTCTTTGGGGAGATAGACATTGAACCGAACACGCCCACCAGTGATCTTTTTTGATCTGGGGCGATTTTGAGGTGAAGTTTCTGTACCCATACAGTATCCTACGGTTATAGTGATGTGCTACGGGTCACTATAGCATAAATATTTAGTCTATCAATACATATCGGTGAAATATATGTCCGAAAATTTAACTATGGAAATTACGCAAAGATTCTCTGAAGAGTTGGAACGTAAGAATTTGAAAGCAAAACCTCTTTCTAGAAGCATTGATGCACATGAAAATACGTTAGGTAATTATGTGCGCAACAAAGTGCCAGATCAGTGGGTGTATTTGGCGAAACTGCAGCAACAAGGCATTGATATTCGTTATGTGTTGCTTGGGATTGATCCTGACTATTCTGGACTGACCAGTGAAGAAAGTGTGTTATTAAAAGCCTATAGACAGTTAAGCCCTGAAGCACAGGAAGCCTTATTGGGACTTGGTAAAGTAATGGCGAAAGAATCGGAGAAATAAAAATGATAACCAAATAAAAAGCCCACTTTGCAGTGGGCTTTTTTTCTATTCCTCTATTTGGCTTTGGACCAATTCCAATTTATGTTCTAGCTCCATGAGCTTATAAATCAGATCATTATTACTATACGTTACGTCTTTTCTTTATCAAGTGTTTGCATAGGATTAGCTCTATCAATTTGATTTAATTGAAATTGCCAAACACGTATCTCTTCTTGATTCCAAATGGGACTTATGACCGTAAGTTCGCCATTAAACTTAGGATATATCAAGTCATTCAAAGATTGCTTTAATACATCAATATCTAAGTCTTTGGTCTTACCATCATTTTTAGATACTTCTCGCAACAAATCATTTAACTGATCAGGGCTGACTGAGAGCAGTCCTTTTGCTGTGTCATGATTAAAGGTGATTTGTGCTTTGACACAACGATCGATCATTTCAAACAGCTTTTCACAAAGCAGTTGGCTTTTGGGATTACTGGCCTGAACACGTGGGGCAATGGGCACGTAAGGGATAATATTTTCATTAAAAAGCATGTGTTTATTCCCCCAAAAATAGAATGGAGAACGTTAGCACTGCCATACAAATGAATGCCATGCTTTCGAAGGTATTTTTTAGAATTTGCTGAAACTTGCGTTTTTTAAGACGTTGCTCATAGGCAACTTCATCGATAATTGGAGTGTGTTCAATGATGTGGGCATTTTTGAGGTGTGCAGATGCACGGGCTTGAATCTGTCTTTTCATGACTAAATTCCTTGTAGGTTTGGTTTTAAACCTACCGCCATTCTTTCCACGGAATGGTGGCAGACCGAACAGGGGTGGAAATACCGTCCTAAGAGATAACGGCCAGCCTTACGGCTGCCCTGCCCGATCTACCATAACGAGTATAGTCGATCAGACATTTTAGGCAAAAAAAAGCCGCTACTGAGCGGATACTTTCTGCTCTCTTAGTAAGTTTTCAGGTTTCCACGCCTGCACACCGATTTTGCGGTGTATTTACATGTTGCCGATAGTGAGGTGTTATGTCAATATAGTGAGGTACTATTTTTTATAAACTATTCATTATGAAAAGAATATTAACCATAAGTTTATTGCTTATTTCTGGATTGAGTCATGCAGCCAATATTAAAAATGATTCTTATTTGTTGGGTTTAGTTGGGCAAAAAGCTGTTGATATCGAAGATGTATCTCATAGCTATAATACTCCTACAAAAATTTATTATTTTAGCCCAACCTTAAATACTGGCTTAGAACTGCAATTGAATAAAAATACTGCTGAAGTTGTGTGGTTATTTAGTCGCAGTGATAA